GGTCTTATGGCCAACAGTGGTATTAAAGCATCTGCAGCCGGTACGGCATTACGTTCTGGTTTCTTACGGTTAGCAGGCACTTCCTCGAAATCAACTAAAGCGATTGAGGAAATGGGGCTTTCATTAAGCGAAGCCACAGCGCAACAAGAAGAAGCCAAAGCCGCACTAGACAGCCTAGGTATTGCGATGAACGATACCAACGGGCCACGTAAGATGGGCGAAATCGTTCGCGACTTAGCAGATAAGACTAAGGATATGAGCAAGGAGCAAAAACTTGCTACACTTGCGACTATCTTCGGCACGAACGCTGCATCAGCTTGGGTAGCTGTAATTGATCAAGGGCCAGATGCGTTAGATAATTTAACGAAAGAACTAGAAAACAGTGACGGCGCCGCTGAGGAAATGGCTAAAACGATGCAAAATAATGCACGCGGCGCTATGATACGGTTGCAATCAGCAACAGAATCTGTGGCAATTTCAATCGGTAGTACTATGCTTCCTACTCTTGCCCAGTTGGGGGATTCTTTAGCAAACGAAGCAGCATATGTGTCAAAAGTAGCTAGTGAACACCCCGAACTTACGGAAGCGATAATCAAAACAAGCGTTGCCGTAGCGGGGATGGTAATTGCCTATAAAGCAGTGAAAGCGGTTTACTTCAGCGTAACAGCGGCCCATGCGGCTTATCGGCTTATGATGGAATCGGAACGTATGGCAACTATGCGCAATGTGATTGCATCGGGCATCCATAAAGCGGCGATGATAGCAGGTACAGTTGCGACCTATGCGGCCGCGTCGGCGCAATGGTTGCTAAATGCGGCGATGAGTGCTAATCCGATAGGATTGGTGATATTAGCTATTGCCGCATTAATTGGTGTTTTGGCGTGGTTAGTCACTCATTTTGAAATTGTGTCAGATTTCTGCACATCGATGTGGGAATCTCCTACTGCTGCCATCATCGCTTTCATGGCAGGCCCTATAGGATGGCTGATTTATGCGGCGATGGGATTAATTGCTAACTGGGACCAAGTGAAAGCCTGGTTCACTCTATTATGGGAAGACCCTAAAGCCGCGCTCGGCCAATTCTATGATTGGGTTATGAGTAAGCTAGGAGGTCTGTTTGATTGGATTAGTGAAAAATGGGAATGGGTTAGATCCATTTTTAGTAAGCCAATTCAAGCCAGAGTAGAAGGCACTGCAACGGCGAATGGGCAATCTGTACAGCATAACGCGAAAGGCGGTATTTATGGCAAGGGCTCGTTCCTTACTACCTTCGCTGAAGAATCTGCAGAGGCGGCCATTCCGCTTAATGGCACGCCAAGAGCTGAAGCATTATGGAAGCAAACTGGCGCTATGATGGGGCTTTTACCTGGTGAAGGTAACTCCGCTGTATCTGTCTCCGCACCGATCAACATCACTATTAATGGTAATGCCGATGCAAGTGCGGTGCAACAAATTAAAAGTGCAGTAGGTGGTGCAATGGATGACCTAGAGGCGCGCCTTGCTGAAATCCAAAACCGGAAGGGGCGTGTAAGTTATGCCTAGTAATTTGCGCTATGTGACTGTCAAACTGCAGTATGACCAAAAGGACATCACACAAGACCTGGTTCCGTATTTAAAGGATTTCAGCTTTAACGATGTCATGTCCGGCGAGGCTGATGATATATCAATTACACTACATGATATAGAAGAGCTTTGGATGTCCGATTGGTTCCCTGAAAAAGGGGCTAAGCTAACCGCATCAATCGTATTCCACAACTGGAAAGAACCCGGAGACGAGATAGAGATGAAATGCGGCCAGTTTGAAATTGATGAAATTACCTGTAAGAATCCACCGCATGAAGTCACTATCGGTGCTGTTAGTGTTCCAGATGAATCCAAGTTAAGAGGGGAATTAAAGAGTAAGTCATGGGAGAAGACTACTCTAAAAGCTGTTGCGGAGGAGCTCGCAAAAGGAGCGGGGCTTGAATTGTTTTACGATACACCTGAAACAATCAATTTAGACAGGGTCGAGCAATCGGACCAATCTGATTTAGAATTCTTGATGAAAGTCTGTAAGGATAACGGACTGGCGCTAAAGGTTTCAGATAAGCAAGTGATTATTTTTGATGAAACAAAATTCGAAACAGAAAAAGTAGTCGCAACGCTAATTAAGGGGCCCATGCCTACAGACCTTACAGAAGAACAAATTAAGGAGCTTGGGGAAGTCATTCCTTATCAAGGTAGCTATTCTTTAAAGACGTCATTAAAGGATGTGTATTGGGGATGCCACGTAAAGCACAAGAGCACTAAGCAAAAGAGTACTATTGAGTATACGTTCAAGGACCCCCACAAAACGCAAGGTAAGATACTGCAAGTTAACCAAAGTTGTGAGACACAGGCGGAAGCAGAACGTTTGGCCAAGAAAAAGCTACGCGAAAAGAACAAGAATGAAATTACTGGTTCTGTTGCTATGCTTGGCCATATCGTGTTGGCCGCATCAGCCACAATCAATTTAAAAGGGTTTGGTAAATTCGACGGTAAGTATATCATTAGCAAATGCTCCCATAAGGTAGGGGGCGGATATACACAAAGCCTAGATATAAGGAGGTGCTTAGATGGATATTAGTGTAGCGTTAAAAAATTTAATTCGTGACGGCATCGTATCTAGTACTGACACCGCTACCATGACGGCAAGAGTAACATTTCCGGACCGCGATGATTTAGTATCGTATCCACTCGAAGTACTTTCACACGGATCACAAGATAATAAACATTACTGGATGCCAGGTGTTGGCGAACAGGTATTGTGTTTGTTTCTACCTCAAGATAATAATTTGTCCCAGGGCTACATCTTAGGCACTACGTATAATGCCAAGGATAAGCCCTCTTTTAATGGACAGAATATCCACGGCATCAAATTTGCGGATGGCTCGACCATCTCCTATGATGCGGACGGGGGAGGGCTTCTTATTAATTGCACCGGTAATTTAACTATCAACGCCCCTTCTGGGGATGTAGTGGTTAACGGAATTAGTTTAGTGTCTCACACGCATGGTGGTGTCGTTCCTGGTGGCGGAAGCACAGGCACGCCAAATTGATAGGAGGTGAGTAACATATCATTATTTAGTAAATTAGGCAGTACTGCTGCCAACTATAAGAAGAACCTTAATTCACAAGGGTTAAAGAATTTACAAAATACACAATTAGGCGATGTGGCTTACTCTCGCCTGTCAAATTTAGCGGATAAGTTTGGCCTGGGTGGATACTTGCCGCAACGTCAATTAGGAAGCTTTGGAAAAATTGTGTTTGTGGCATCCTCCCATACGGTGCGTACGTTCGATGCGTTGGCACGGAATATCAGTGCACGAACAGCGTCTCAAGAAATCATAGGGCAAAAGCCAATACTTGAATTCCTGGGGCCTGATGCAGATGAAATTTCTTTTACAATGAACTTTAATAAGCTATTGGGCGTTGATCCTTTAAAAGAAATTGAAGCGGTGGCCAAGATGTGCCGAGAAGGACAAGCCGAACAGTTGATTATTAATGGTAAACCATTTAGTGAGCATAAATTATTGATTACCAGTATAAGCGCCGCCATGAATACGATTGATAATCGAGGTAATGTATTGTCCGCATCCATTAATGTAACGCTGAAGGAGGCCCCGGATATTCCTAAAGTTGTGATTACACCTAAACAAGGAGGCGATACAAATGCAAATTGACGTAAGCGCTCGCCTTGATGGCATTGATTTTGCGCCGAAGGATATTCTTACTGAGATTATTCAAAATGTGCGAACCATTATTTCTACAACGCAATTTTCTGTGCCCCTTGATAGGCGATTTGGTATTGATGGTACCGTCATCGACCTACCACTACCGGTAGCAATGGCCAGAATATCTGCAGAGGTGATTCGGGCCATTACTGAATACGAGCCACGATGCAGAGTTGTGTCCGTAGACTTCGAGAGTACTGCCACAACCGATGCAGAAGAAGGGCATTTACTGCCCAAGGTATCGATTGCTATAAAAGACGAATGGCTAGAAAGTGTAGGTGGCTATGAATCCATATAGAACCATCCAAGGGGATATGTGGGACGGTATCGCATTTAAAGTCTATGGTAGCGAAGCTTACATGAATGTACTGTTAGAAGCTAATCAAGAGTACGCTCAATATGTGATATTGCCTGCTAACCTTATTTTGAAATGCCCTGATGTAGATATAAGGGCGACTATTAATTTACCACCGTGGAGGCGATAATAATGAACTTACCAGAAATCAACTTTGTCACGGCGGATAAAGAAGCCGTTGAAAAGGAAATATTCGCCCTCTACACCTCTGTTACTGGGCGAAAGTTAGCACCAGCGGACCCTATTCGCTTATTCCTATTAACGATTACTAATATTGTGATTTTATTGCTAAACCGCATCAACGATACGGGCAAGCAGAATCTTCTGGCATATGCTAGAGGCAACAACCTAGACCATATAGGTATAGCCCTAGGCGTAGAACGCTTACAAGCTACGGGCGCGGTCACTACTATGAAGTTGACTGCATCAATGGCACGGCCTGAAGGGATAGCTATTCCAAAAGGCACACGCTTCACGTCCGGTGATAATGTGTTTTTTGCAACTACTGAGCCTTACTACTTATCAGCTACTGAAACCATGATACAAGTAAGGGCTGTATGCACAGAAGCATCTGCCAAAGGGAACGGCTATCCAGTAGGGTCGATTACCACTCTTGTGGATCCGATTCCATATATTGCAAGTGTAACCAATATTACAATCTCTGAAGGTGGTGCTGACATGGAATCGGATGACGCGTTCCGTGAACGTATCAGGGAAGCTCCTGAAAGCTTCTCTTGTGCAGGGGCCGAAGGGGCCTATGAGTTTTTTACAAAAAAAGCATCAGCCCTTATTAGCTCCGTGAAAGTGGTATCGCCTAAACCAGGGGATGTGGTTGTATATCCGGGTCTTGTATCTGGTGAAATTGCCGGAGAAGAGATTCTTAAATTAGTAGAAGCCACGCTCACCGATAAGAAGGTGCGGCCTCTTACTGATAATGTGTCTGTAAAAGCGCCAATTGCTAAGAATTATAGTATCGATATTCAGTACTATATTGATTCAGATAATTCGTATTACGCAGACACGATTAAAAGCCGCGTTGATGCGGCTGTTACGGATTACATAACATGGCAATCCGGAAAAGTAGGGCGCGACATCATTCCTTCTGAATTGATTCGGCGTGTAATGGAAGCCGGGGCTAAACGTGTTAGCGTAACATCCCCTGTATTTACCGTTGTGAAAGACGGCAAGAAGGAGGATGGATACCAAGTGGAATTGGCGCAGTGTACTGGTAAGACTATCACATATGGAGGTGTAGAGCATGAATGATCTCTACAAATTCAAATTAAAGGATACTCTGCCAAGCTCAATTGCTAATGATGCTAATGTTCAAGCCTTAGCTGAAGTGGTTACGTTGAAACTTATGGTGTTGATGCCGTTCGTGGATAGACTAACTATCTTGTCGCATCTTAATGAATTAAGCACGCCAATACTTGACGAGTTAGCCTGGCATTTACACGTTGACTTCTACGATGAAGCTGTAGCGAGAGAACAAAAGATTAAATTAATTTTGAGTTCTATCGCTTGGCATCGAAGAAAGGGCACCGTTGGATTAGTAGAAGAAGCTATCGGCGAATTGTATTCAGAATGTGAGGTTGTGGAAAACTGGGCTTATGATGGCGGTAAGCCTTATCATTTTAAGCTACAGATGTCCGGTTATATGATGACACCTAATATTCGAGAGCGCGTGCTTCGTATATTGGAATTCGTTAAGAATAAGCGGTCCTGGCTAGATGGTATCGGATATGTGCACGCTATTAATTCAGGCGGCGTGTATGTCGGTGGTATTGCAACAGCTGCAGGCAGTGCCGTAGCTGAACCTAGCTTAAAAATCGCGACAGGCCCACAAACGCAACAAATCTATATCGGCGGTATTGTTACCGTTCACCAATTTATTCATATATAGGAGGTATACATGGCGAAATATCCTGCCGTCATTACTACAATGGCGGGGACAAATACTATTGCGGAAGCTAATGCGAGTAAGCAGGCTTTGATTTTTACAAAAATCGTTATCGGTGCAGGCGACATGCCCGCATCAATTCCACGCGCTACGGCGTTGACTGATAAGCGCCTGGAATTAGCGATTACTAAAAGTGTTAAAACAGGCGATGGCCAATTCATGGTACAGGGGCTACTCTCGAATAAAAACCTTGAAGCCGGTTTTTATGCACGAGAAATAGGGCTCATGGCCAAAGCTGGTGAAAATGGACAAGAGGTGCTTTTCTCCTACACAAATGGGGGCAGCTACGTTGACTACATCCCGGATAAGAATACGCCAATGGATAGCTACACATTTACGATTACTACTGTGGTTGGCAATGCGGAAAAGGTGCAAGCAATCATTTCCGATAATGGGGTAGCCTCTGTGCATGATTTGGAAGCGCATAATATGGATCCAGGAGCACACGGGGGGTTACTTCAGAATTTAAAAAATCAATTATCCACTCATAATACTGATGTTTCGGCCCATCCAGCAATTACAGATGCAATCGCCAAAATCCTTGGGGCGACTGACTGGCAAGAAAATCCAGTCGCTACTCTGAAAGATATAAAAAACAAGCTAGGCGAAGGTGGAATAGTGGCGCAACGCTTTGGAGAAAGCGGTTTCGTGAAGTATGCCAATGGATTCACTATCCAATGGGGATACAAGAAAAGCGTATACGTCTATGATGGAACAACTTATCCTATTACATTTCCTACTGCTTTTGATAATGAGTGTTCAGGCGTTTGGCCATCCATAGAACATAAAACGTCAGTAGGAGGTAATGAGGTGTTCTATCATACTAATAAAAGCACAGCAGGATTCACTCTTGTTGCTGATGCCAGTCATGCATCTTCTACTCTTGATGGCGTAGTCTATTTAGCGATTGGGAATTAAGCTGTAACGCCAAACGAAAATACGCTGCATTTGACATCTGGATATACAAAGGCATCATCATTTTCAAGGCGAATTCTAAAATTTAATAGGGTATATTCTAGTATTAAATTCCAATTCTTCCGTGGTACATTTTGATACTCCGCCTTAGCGAAAAAGCAGGTAGAATAAGGAAGTATCCAACTATGAAATTGCCCATCTTCACCGCTTACTCCCCATTGGTTAGCATATTCCTATGCATATCCAGCTTATCCCAGTCATATAATCATCGATTTGTACTTTGAATGATGTTGACATTTTAGCAATTACAACACACGGATGATCTAGTGAATTATTAAAGTTAGTGTTATTAGATTCACCTACTGGAAGCGCTACATATTTACCATTACAAGGAAGTATCAATGAAACAGAAATAATTCTATTAGTATCTTTTCCATCTGCTATATGTCCCCATTGGATGTATTGCAGTTAAGATTTGCCAAGAGCAATATAATAATGTTCAAACTTTGCAAATTCAATTTTGTCTAAGCTAAGACGGACAGCATTATCAAAGTTGCTAGAAGAACGCTCCGTTGCTGATTCTTGTATTGTACCAACGCCTACGTATACTTCTGTAAAAGCTATTGGAAATTTTGTTGGCGCTGTATACCACATATCAAGACGGCCCCTTTTAACTATTCCCCATTGGCTATATCCCCACGAATATACAAGTTATTTCTTTATTTACATAATAAGGACTCCAATCTCCACTTAACCCAGCGAAATAGCTTGCTTTATTATTTATTTTAGTCCATGGAGCATAGCTAGTAGGGCCGTCATTGAAACAAGCAACACCCGCAATGAAATCTGTACTATATGCTATAGGAAAAGGCAACGGGTTATTCTGTGCAGTTTCTTTAGTTTTTACCCATTGGTTATGAGCGACCAATGTTTATCCAAAAGCCATTGTTTATAGCTTTTGCGATATGATTGCCAACATAACCGCTGTGTAATTCAAATCCAGTAGTAGTAATGTTATTTGCTCGAATACTAGCTTCATATAATCGCTTAGGCTCATCTTTCATCATAGTTACGGTTCCGTATATTTCTATGTAAGAAATTAGATATGATACATTTGCTTGGTTTTCTTTGAATTGTCCCCATTGGCTAAAATCCAATAGCGCCCCAACGTATAGAGGTGACGTTATTTTGTGCAGACATATAGGTGAAGTTATTTATTGTTATTTCTTTAACGGCACTACTCGTCCAATTATCATTATCTAAGGATGCTGGCGCTATGTTAGTGACCGCGACGAACGGAGGAAAAGTAAAAGGTATTATAAAGTTACTAGCTCCATCGTATATAGTCCTAGCAACTACGATGTCTGACTTTCCCCATTGGTTCTAGGGTAATAACTCAATAGCCTTACGCAACTCACGCAATTCTTTATGCGTGTAGACTTTGGTTGTAATATCTCCATGTTTATGCCCAAGAATAGCACGAGTTGCAGTAGGTGATGCGCCGTATTTATCTAATAGGGTAGCTACTGTATGACGGCAGTCATGCGTTGAATGGGAACAGTTGATTGAAGTCATTACTAATTTAAATTTCTTACTGAATCGAGCATAAGAGATAGGTAGTATCTTATCTGATGAATTATGATATAGGGTTGTAACTATTGGAAATATGCGACTATGAATGGGAATTAAGCGATTACGTCCAGCATCAGTTTTAGATAGACGTACTATAAGACATTTAGTGCGGAGGTTAATATCGTTCTTACGTAACGATAGCAATTCACCGCATCGCATACCTGTATATAAGAGTATTAGAATACCATAAGTATCGGTAGTATCAAGGCTCCATAATCGATTAATCTGTTGGCGAGTAAAGGGTCGGTGAGGATAAACGCTAACATCGTGACCAAGGTTAAGAAAAGGGGTGTAATCCTTAATATCGATGTCATTAACAATTGCATATTTAGATAGCAATGAAAGTAATGTGCGTACCTTCTTGGCTGATGCGTAGGATAGGCCGTTATCTCGCATGCTATCAATCACGCATTGCATATCAGAATATTTAATTAAGTTAATAGGAATATTAGCAATTGATTGAATATGATCATAGGCAATACGATATGATTCAATGGCTGATTTACTCACGATTTCAACACGAGTAGGCAGCCATTTTTCGTACAAACTTTTAAGCGTTTCGACGCACGCACTTTTACGGTGCATGCGAAGATACGCATTTCTTGGGTAGTGCTTAACAGTACTATTCATATGTGTCTCCTTATTAATAACGAAAGGATAAAAGAAATGAACAATTATATCCACGTACTTGATGCAGATGGACGTCGGATTACGTCCATCGTAGATAATATGATAGTACCTATCGGTGAAGAGGCTTTGCTTAAGCAAGCTAAAGAACAATATCCTGATGCTGCTCAATATATATATGGCGGAGATGCTATGTTAGATGCTTTTCTTGATGGAAAAGTCTATAAAAATGGTATATTCGAAGATGCCCCAGTAATTGAATACATCCCAACAAAAGAAGAAAAGATTAACGCTATAAAAGCCGAATATGAACCCCGATTTAAGACACTAGAAGAGGCTCAACGTCGATTGCTGCTAATGGGGAAACCTACTAACGCAATTAGTGCACAATATATCAAGTTAAATAGTGAAATGGTAGCACGAATCAAGGAGGTGCAATAATATGCCTAAATATATCGGTGATAGTAAAGTTCCGGTAATGGAATTCTGTGAGTATTGTTGGGAAGTACTTAACGAAGATGGCACATGTCCTACTGAAGGATGTGTGCACAACGATTTATTAGAGTTGGATAAGGAAGATACAGATGCTACCAGTCGTACACAACTTTAATGCAATCAAAGGGGAAGTAATTTCTCTTAACATTGGTTATAACAATGTTGTGGCGAGTGAAAATCTATTCGCCTGTGTTCGTAAATATCGGACGGACGAAGATTATAAAGCAAAGTTTGATATTAGCGTATCTACTGACAATCTAGAAAACGATGAAGCATCTAAAATCACTCTTTCAATTGATACAAACACTTTAGAAGCTGGTAAATATCAATGGGATTTATTCATTTGGAATGGCAACCGCCCTATTAAATGCCTTGTTAAAGGGCAAGTTGACATAATTGAAGGTATCAGCAATAGGGGGAAATGATATGAACGAAGAAAACGTATATTTGAAACCTTCTCCTGTTGATAGCATCCACATCAAAGACGGAGATGAAAATATTAAAGTCAAAGACAATATGCAAATTGTTAAGTTGCAAGGCCCAAAGGGAGACCCTGGACCGCAAGGTCCTCCAGGACCACAGGGCGACCCTGGCCCTAAAGGTGATTCTGGTAAAGAAGGGAAGCCGTTTACTTATGATATGTTCACATCAGAGCAATTAGAGAATTTAAAAGGAGCTAAAGGCGAACAAGGCTTGCAAGGACCACCTGGCATTAAAGGTGAACCTGGAACTCCTGGGGAGCGTGGAGCAGACGGCGAAAGAGGACTACAAGGACCACCAGGGCCGAAAGGTGAACCTTTTAAATTTTCCGATTTTACACAAGACCAACTTAACGCACTTAAAGGGCCGAAGGGCGATAATGGTGAGCCATTTAAATATAGTGATTTTACTCCCGAACAACTTGCAGCACTTAAAGGCCCAAAGGGAGACCCTGGACCGCAAGGTCCACCAGGGCCTCCAGGTACTGGCGGTACGGGTGGTCCTGGTGGTAGTGTGGATTTATCTAAATACGCACTCAAAACAGAGCTAAATAACTATTTATCTAGAACAGACGCCAATAACTATTATGCTCAAAAAGGCTGGGCGGCTCAAACGTTTGCTTATAAAGGTGATTTAGGTAGTTTTATTAGAAAAACGGAAATTGGACAATACGCCTTAACGCCTGGCGATGCGGCTAGCCGTTATGTTAATAACATTCAAGCACGATCCTTTGCTAAGTATTCCGATTTAAATAACTATGTTCCTAAAGAACAATACAATAAAGATATTGAAGCTTTAAAGAAACGTATAGCTGATTTAGAACACTTATAGGAGTTAAATAATGAATAATTAGCTAACACAGGGAGAAGAAAGGCAAGAATTAACTGATTTCATGGGAATAGAAAGGAGTTGCTGAATGTGGACATGGCAATTCGAACTGAATGATATTCTAACCACGTTGACTATTGTCAGTATAGTTGCAGGAATAGGGTATAAGGTTCTAGTGATTCCGTTGCTCGAAAAGTTGGATTTGCAACGAATGCAAGACACTTTAATGTTTCAGGAAAAAATGGGCGTGCTCACGGATACGCTAAAGGAGTTAAAGGACGAAATTAAATTGTCTCGTGAGCAGCGAACTAAAGCGTACACCGAACACGTTAAATTGACATCTCGTGTCGATGGCATCGAAGCTCGCGTTGATGATATTAAGGAGGAATTGCATGAACATACCACCAAACCTCATCAGTACAGTTAAAAAATCATATCAATCTGTCAGGGTGGCTAATGTCCACCCTACAGGAATATTTGCTACCAGGGCGCTAGTATTTGTGATGCTAGTGCCTATTTTACTAGTTGTTACCGAATACATTATGGTGTTCATTCGTGGCTATGCTGACGATATGACAATAAAAATTATTAATACGGGGATAAATATTATCGACCATATATTTATCCCAAGCGTATTAACAGCCCTTGTAGGGTTCTTGGCACTTTGGATAGATAAGGACGGTAACGGTGTTCCCGATCAATTAGAAAAGGAGGATAAACGATGAAAGTATTTATTAACCCTGGTCACGATATTAACTTAGATAGTGGCGCAGTGAATCCGGTGTATGGTACACGTGAATGCGACGTCGCTCGTGATGCGGGCAAGATGTTGGCGCGATATTTAGAAACAGCAGGGTGCGAAGTTCGCACTTTACAAGACGATGATTTAGGCCTTGTATGTTCTGAATCCGATTCTTGGGGAGCAGATATATTTGTATCGCTCCATTGCAATGCATTTAACACGCAAGCACGAGGGACTGAAACCCTCTATAAGTCCTTTAATGGGCAACGCTTGGCCAATGCTATCCAATCACAAATTATCCGCAGCATTAATACAGTAGATAGGGGCGTTAAAAAACGTGATGACCTTTGGGTCCTAAACGGCACAGATGCAACAGCGGTTCTTGTTGAAATGGCTTTTATTGACAATGAAGAAGACCATGCCATGCTTACAAATGATTTAGATACGATCGTCCGTGCTATTGCACGAGGTATTACCGATTACGCAGGAGGAATGTGATGTATGAAAGAATCAAAAGCTTATTTAATCGCACTCGTAACCGCTATATTCTTATCGGTAGTATTGTGTGCCTCGCCTTGCTTTGCATCGGATATATCCTCTACCAACCAGGCGGAGGGCACAATAACGATTCCCTTAACACAGTGGAACGAATTGAAAGCCAACAACGCGAAAGCGTTAAGCTTAATCGAGACATCCAGTATTCCATTGACCGAAGCTCAAAGCTTAGTCATGAAGCAAAAGGAAGAATTGAGCGAAGCGCACAATACAATATCGACATTGGAAACCGAATTGATGAAAGCCAAAATGCTGTCCATGAAGCAAGAAGTTACCTTGTCAGAAATGCAGAACTCATTGACCGAATTGAAAGGGCAAATAAACAACGACAAGAGAACAATCAAGCGTCTCCGGATGCAACGCAACCTATCCCAGGTAGTGGGAGCGGGAGCGATAATCGGAGTAGTAATTCATCGATGACTGAGAGGTGATCCATCTATCTCCTGAGCATGAGCAGGTGGACTCATGGATTGATAGTAATTAAGCAAAAGACCTTACTAGGAATACTTCTAAGTAAGGTCTTTTTTTTGATTTTATTCGTGATTTATATATAATGGTATATATAATGGAGGTAGACCTATGATACAAGTATTTAGTCACAGAACGCATATCGACCAACGGACAGGTGAGACACGCGTAGTTTTTAATAGCGAAATCGGTGAGGCTTTAACTTATGAAGAAGCTTGGGGGATAATTTGTAATCACGACTTAGCGAGTGCCGGGCGTTTATTAATTGCGTATAAGCACGATTGGGAAACCTTTAATCTAGGTAGTAGATTCCCTAATTTTGAATGGCCTGAAAATATTAATTTCGTATATAAACAGATACAATAATGCTATAAAGCCGGTAAATACGCATATTTACCGGCTTTATTTATTTAC